GTCGTGAAACAGCACTAAAAAGTCAGCAAGATGCAAGTAGGGAACTAGTAGCCACTGCTGCTGAAAATGCTAGGACTCAATTAATAATCACTAAAAGTCTAGACGATCAACTAGCACTACTAGAAGATAATTCTAAGCTAGCAGATATTAAATCACAGCGCGACAGTCAAGAACTGGACTCAACAGCTCAAAAGTTAGATTTTGAAATGTCTCTAGGTAAACTATCAGACGACCAATATAGAATCCAAAAGCGTATTAATGACTTAAAAAGCTTAGAACTAGATACTACTAATCAACTACGCAAAGCAACTGAAAACTACAACAAAGAACAACTAGAAATAGAGAAAAAGCTAGCAGATAAAACTTCTGCACCTATTGGTTCCGATAAAGAACTAGAACTCGTCAATCAAAAAATTGCTAGTAAAGAGCTTTATGCATCAGGTACTGAGGCAATTAAAGCAGCTGCTGCTCTAAAATCCGAATCAATAAACCTACTTGCTAGTGTTGATTCACGCACAAAAACCTATTCAGATGCTTTTAATGGTACAGTTAATAGTATGAGTGATGCTCTAGTTGACTTTGCAATGACTGGCAAAGCAAGTTTTGGTGATATGATTGAGTCTATGATACTAGACCTAATCAAGTTTGAACAGCGTCAAATGATGATGGCAGCTTATCAAGGTATGGGTGGTTCTGGTGGTGTTCTAGGGGCTCTTGGTAGTATAGCGGGTAGTGTAGGTGCATCCTTATTTGGACCGTCAACTGCAACGGCCTCAGAACTTGCTAATAACGGTGGTTGGGGAGATGCTGGTGGTAGTATGAGAGTACCTAAAGCATTAGGTGGTGCTTACGATCAAGGCATAGAAACATTTGCTAAAGGCGGCGCTTTTAGCAATACAATCGTCACCAGACCAACTACTTTTGCCTTTGCAAAGGGCACAGGTCTAATGGGCGAATCTGGTCCTGAGGCCATCATGCCCCTAAAGCGTGGTGCTAATGGTTCACTAGGTATCCAAGGCGGTGGTGGTGGTAATGTTGATGTTGTGGTTAATAACTACGGCTCTGAAAAAGCACAAACCAAAGAAAGCACAGATGCTCGAGGCAATCGTAAGATAGAAGTTATTATTGGCGAAATGACGGCAGCAGAAATGAATCGTCCAAACTCGCCAGTTCAATCAAGCATGAGGAATACCTTTGGTCTTGCTCCAAGCTTAACAAGGAGATAAAAGTAAATGGCATATTCATATACGTGGCCCGCAGGGCTGCCCCAGGTTCCACAAAAAGGCTATACGGAAGACAAAGGATTTATCCTTATTAAAACTCCTATGGACTCAGGACCTGCTAAAATACGTAAGCGCGGCAAGCGACCAGACGTTTTGAATGTGTCGTTTATTATGACAAACGATCAGGTAGCAATACTGCAGAACTTTGTGGAGTACACTATTCTAGGTACTGCTCGTTTTGCTTTCCCACATCCTAGGCTTAGTACTACATTAGCACCTAGTATTGCTGAGGTTAGAATTGCTCCGCAGGGTGAGGGTGTGATGTATACCATGTCATACCTTGCTCCTGATTATTACACCGTTACACTCCAACTAGAAATAATGCCATGAGTAGATTAGCGAGTCTATCACCAGCAGCAATAAAGGCAATGTTTTCAACTGAAAGCGATGCCACACTAATGACACTAATCACAATCTACGACCCAACAAGTACTAATGTTAATACTGTAGCAGCACGACTTTGTGATAACTACTTACAACGGCTAGATACTAACAGTATTATTGGATTAGTAGGCTATCCTGCTAGTGATCAAACCGTAGTAACTGATGGTAATGACCTAGTATACGGAGTTGTAAGTCGTAGCAATAACTATATATTTTTACCTGTTGAGATCAGTCTGCCCACTGAGGAGGACAACTCAGCACCAAAATGTAGCCTAGTAATTCGCGATGTTACTCGCTACTTAACACCTCTTATTCGAAACATTCAATCACCTCCTAGAGTGTTAATCGAACTAGTACTTACATCTACTCCTGATGTAGTAGAAGCTAGTTTTTCTAGTTTTTATATTACAAATATTACTTATAATGCTGATACCGTAACCTGCGAGTTGGCAATGACAGATTTTGCGGTAGAGCCTTTTCCCTGCTTTACTTTTACTCCTCAATTCTTTCCAGGAATATTCTAATGTGGTATAATGATTACGTGGGTATACCCTTTCTACAAAAAGGGCGCGAAAAGACTGGAGTAGACTGCTGGGGACTAGTACGCCTAGTGTACAAAGAAGAATTTGACATAGATCTACCAAGTTTTGCTGATGATTATGAATATGAAGATACGGAACGTATTGAACAGCTAACTGCGCAATATAAAGAAGGCTGGGAAGAAACAACCACCCCAAAACCTGGTAGTGTTATACTATTTAAGGTACTAGGTCACCTAAGTCACATAGGTATCTACATTGGTGGCAACAAGTTTTTACACTGCCTTGAGAATCACAGCAGTGTAATTGAAAACCTAGAGAGCATCAACTGGAACAAACGTTTTGCTGGATTTTTTAACTATGTTGAAAAGTCTTCGGCAGTTTTAAATGCTGTACCACACCCACTGCGCACTGAGCGTTGGACAGTGCCTGTAAGGCCCGGTACAACAATAGAACAGTTATCACACTGGGTGTTAGAAAAGTTTGAAATATCTGGCGAAATATCTTCACAAGTAACTATTATTAGAAATGGTGTAGTAGTATCAAAAGATGCGTATAGCACTACTATTATTCTAGATAAGGATACTATTGAGTACAGAGCAGTACCCGGAAAAAGCCTTATTAGAATAGCACTAATAATTGCTGTTGCTTACATTGCATATGCATCTGGTCAGTATTACCTAGCAGGTGCTGTTGCTCCAGGTGCTGCAGCTACCGCAGGTCAATTAGGAACCGCAGCTCTTATTTCAGCATCTGTTTCAACTATAGGCAATCTACTAATTGGTTACCTAATGCCAATCAGGCCACCATCTCAGCCAAAAGATCCAGGCTCATCCGAGTCACAACTGCTATTAAGTGGTGGAAGCAACCAAGTAAGTAAATATGCAGCTATACCAGTTGTACTAGGTAAAGTACGTATGACACCACTATTAGGTGGTGAAAACTACGTTGATTCCAATACGGACAACAGTTACTTAAATATGTTGTTAGTATGGGGTTTTGGCCCCCTAAAACTTGACAAATCAACACTAAGGATTGGTTTAAATCCCTTTAGTCAGTATCAAAATGGTGCGGGTATTCCGATTGAACACTATCACCTAAACGACACTCAAACAGCAGACGATGCAAACGACATAATTAATTTTAATGCTATTTACGGATCAGATCGACAACAAGTTTATGTTGGTACTACTCTAGTAATGCAGACCACTCCTACTAATGTAAATGTAGATGAAGGTGATGGACAAGGTGCTGTAGGTCCTTTTATTGGAGCTTCTTTAGGCCAGTCTAACACAGTACGTATTGACGTTAACCTACACTTTCCACAAGGCCTACGTCAACTGCGCGTTAAGGGCAAGCATTCCGGCGATATTTATGAACTAGGAGCAAAATTTCAGGTTCAAGTTGCGGCATTTACTGTAGGCGGAGTAGCTATTGGTGGCTGGGGAAGTGGCACTAACGCAACTATTCCTGCTACAACAGTAATTGCTGATGCTACTTACAATACTGCAGGTACCGCAAAGTATCGCTGGACTAGAATTGGTATTGGTTCTACAGGTATTCAAGTAAAAGTTGGTCCGCGTTGTGATG